GCAAGGCGATTGGTTTCGTAAAGATAAATCTCATCCCAAACCTTTAACGCTTCTTTGGCATTACTTGATCTAATTGTACGATCAACGTCCCCAGCAATGCTTTCTAAACGTGTAGAAGGCGAGGTGGCAACTTCTGTTTTCTTTTCAGCCGTATCGCAACGACCAATTTGAATAACAATTTTATCGTAAAAATAAGAGTCGGGTACTGTGTTTAGTGATTCTTCCAAGCGGGCATAGTCACCTGCTGGGACGGACACAACAAAATAACCCAGGTGATACCTGACCCTGCTTTTGTCGAAGTCAGATAATTGCACTTCTAAAACTCTTCGTTATTTGATTATAAAGCAACAAAATCAGCGAAGTTGTCTTTGTACTTGTGATTGAAGTTCTTTGATTTTTTTATCTCTAGAGTCTTCAATCCCAAGTTGATTAGCTACTAAACCACCTGCTGCTAAACCACCTATTATGCCTATTTCATCCCCTATGAAACGACCAGCAGCCCTACCAATATTCTCCCCAGTAACAGGAAGAGTAGGTTGCAGTAAAGAATCAAATACGTCACTAAGGGTTTTACCTGACCCAGGGATCTCTACTTCTTTTGCTTTGGGATTTTGTGCCATTCTGGCAATGTTCTCATCCATGCGATTAGTAGCGTTTGAGGCGACTGCCTGCTCAACATTTCTATAAGGAGAAGTAACATGATGTACGAGATCATGCCGTTGTTGCTCCGATAGTCCCGACCACATATCTGCTGCAGCTGCGGCTTTACGTCCAGCTTTAACAGCTGGAATATATTTACTAAACTCATCAGCTGTAACTCCGTATTTTTGTGCAAATTGATTTGGATTGGTCAATGCTTCTTCCAGCATTGCAGATGAAGTTTGATTAATTAAAGATTCTTGAACAGCAAGTTTCATTGCTCTTCCTTGTTGCTTCGCTCCCTCAATTGTTGATTCTGAACCTGTTACTCTAGCCCACGCAGCAACTGGACTGTTTTGGTCTTTTAATGGATTTGGATTAATACGTCTTCCTAGTGCCGCACCTATTTTGCGACCAGCCATGCCAAGAGCAATACCGCCCGCAATGGCACCTGCTGTTTTTAAAGCCATCTCTTCAGGAGGCGAGTCAGTCCCTATTTGCGACAAACCTGCCATCCCCCCGCCCATTACACCTTCTACAACTTCTTCCCCCATTGGAGTATGAAGAAACTGAAGTAACTTATTTTGGGATCCTGCTAATTTCATTATCTTAGTATTTTGGAGGGATCGAGAAGAGCGTCTTCGTATGGGTTGACTTGACTTAAAGCAGTAACGCCAGACTGTGGTGCTAAACGTTTTTGAATAGCCTGTGCTACAGCACCACCGATTAATTGATCGGCTAAACTGGCCTGTTTTTCTTTTTCGCCTAATTGAAACAAAGCTCTAAGCAAGGTGTCTGTTGAGGCTTCGGGTGATGTTTGTTGCGATGAAGTAGCTCCCGGCATGACATCGGTTAACTTACCTTCTGGTGTTTTGTAACGTCCTGTTGCAACCCACTGCATCATCTCGGGAGTTGTGTTAACAGGTCCCTTCAATGCCAGGTGAGTATGTGTGTCGTGCCCTGCATCCCCTGGGCCTAACACCTCAGTAAATAAACCTGTTTGTTTTGCACGATATTTCAAATCACCAGTGAGGTCTTTCCAGGATCTCTTAGGTCCTCCTGCGTAAGCAGCAGACATATCAGCTCCTTGCCGTGTTACATCAATAGCATTCCCTGAATAATGATGTGAACCCGGAGCATGTTTACCTACACGACCCGTCCCAAAAGCGGGGTTCTCACCTACGGTCCAACCATACTTTTGAAGTTGTCTACCAATATCAGTAATATATACAGCCATAGGTTTTTATTTTTTATTTTAAAACAAAAAAACCCCCGGTTGCCCAGGGGGAAGTAAAGGAGATGAGTATTAGACGCGGATAAGGTCAGCAGCTAAGACAGACTCCCAGTCAACTCGTTTGATTTGTTTGAGTTGCTCCAGGTTATTAAACCTTTCACCCGATAAGGACATTTGAAGGTCTTTGATTTCCCGGGCAGTTTTAAGACCGATACCTTTAATATGATCAGCGATCATCTGTGGGGTAGCGGAATTAACATTCAAACGTGTTTCCGGAGGGAATGCTCGGACTTCCTCTTTGGCTGCTTTATCTTTGACTTGTAAAGTCGTCACTTTTTTGGTAGCAACTTCATCGGGAGTCAATTCGGTTTTGTAAGCAGTGAAAATGCGACCGTCTTGGTCTTCAACCATTAACCAATCGCCATTATCAAACTCACTAATAACCTTAACGCGAGCGCCCGTTTTTCTGTGTTGATAAAGCATTTGAGACCAGGAAGTAATTCACTGGTCCCAGTTTAGCTTAATCAGCTGACAGTGCGGTTAGTCAGATATGCTTCGATATCTTCGTAGCCAGGGGCAACGTCAGGCTGGATGTAGCAGACTTCCACAACCAGGTAGCCGACACGACCAGCGGCAGAATCACCACTGGAGATGTAGAAACCACCGGAAGTAGCGGTAGAGTTTGCAGTCTCCTTAGCGTACACCTTGAGGGTGGTAGACGCGGTAACAGCGTAGTTAACGGTACCAGGGGTAACGCCAGTTGCGCCAGTAACGGTCAGGAAAGGATTCGTGCCATAGCCAGCGGTACCACCAGCGAAGTAGATTTCGCCAGCCTGAGTACCAGAGACGGTCGAGGTAAGGTTGGCCTGGATCACGCCTTCGCCAACGCCAGAAGCGGCGGTGGGGCTACCAGCGTTATCGCGACCAAACGAAATCACGTTACCTGTAGCGGCATAGACGCCAGAAGCAACACGACCATCACCCCAGCCAGAAGCCACGGAGATAGCAGCGCGGTACACATAAGAAGTGTTGGCGCTGTTACCAGAGATCACCATGCCGGTGATATCAGTACGGGTATCGTCCTGACGATAAGGAGAAGGAACGATAACCGAAGCGGTAGCAACTACACCAGCGCCAGAAGTGGTGGTAACAGGAACGTAACCACGTTGCTGGTAATAACGATAGCCAGGGATGGCCAACACAGAAGTGGGGCCGCCTACAGTAGCGTCATTGGTGCTATCAACAGGGTTGGCGTCAATGTTTTTGTACCAACCGTTTAAAGCATTTACCCAGTTACCGGGGTAAATCTTTTTAGCAGACAAGTAAGTCATTTATTTTTCCTAAAGTTATTGTTGATTATCAAACAGTGCCGTCATCAGAAACAAAGCTGAATGCGGTAGTGACGAAATCTTTGTTAAGAATTTCAAAACCAGCGTACAGTTGCCAGATCAAGATGATAAAGCGGCTAAAGTCATCGTTGTTGTTGATCAGAACCTGAGCGTTAGGACCGCCAATGCCAACGCCAATTGCCTGAGGACCAAAGAAGTAACCTTGGGCAATTTCTTGTTGAGCAAAAGTGCTGGCGTTAAAACTAGCGTTGATGGTGCGGTTGGGGAAGTTGGTCGATTCGAAGAACTTCACACCTTCAAACTGAACACCAGTAGGCATTACAGGTTCACCAGCAAGAAAATAACCTTGACCAGCTTGGGGACCCATGTAGAAGCTGGCGTTGTTAGGCATCATGGGGTTACCCATGTACATGCCTTGGCCAGGATTACCAGCGTAACGAGCAATCTCACGGAAGTCAGGATCACGACGCAGGTGCATCATGAATGTGGGATCGCAAATACAGCGATACAGACCATCGGCGTAAGTAGGAACGTTGCGCTTGCGCAGGTCCTTGACAACATTTAGAAGGTCGGTACGCACAGAGAACTGCTGAAGATCAGCGGTATACTCAGTGCTGGTATACGAAATAGAACCGTTGGAAGCTTTGGTCTTACCACCAGGGAAGAAGTAACCGCCTTGGGTTGTAGAAGCTTGACCGTTGGCTTCTGCTTTCGACAGTTCGTCAATGAAGACGCGGTCACGCCACCGGCGATAGTCATCAAGCAGCGTGAGGCTACCGATGGACTGGTGGAACATGTTCAGGTTACCGCTGTCAAGCAGCATGCGCTGAGCAGTGATCAGGGTCTCACGTGCAATCTTGAAAGTCGAAGGCTGCGTCGGATCGCCGGGGTCTGCAGGACCAGTGTATTCCTTAAGCACCACAAGGACTTTCTCCTTGGTGATGTTACGGCTGTTGGCGCTACCAATG